GAAGACCACACGCGGGTATTAAGAATATACTAAAGAGATTTTGTAGATCATTAACACCGGTCAACGCCACTGTGAAGCGCATGAGCGTGTCCACAGGCAAGCATCCTGCTTGCATGTTCACACGAGAGTGCAGCACAATGGAGACACCGGGGGTAAGTTATCTAGTCAAATCAGGAGTTAAGTTATATCCTATATCAAATTACGTGCTTGTGGATGAACCCACTGGCAAGGTAGGTGATTGCGGATTACCGTACCTAAGGCTTGAGAATGGCTGCGAGAGGATCGCAGGAATCCACTTTGGAGGTTCAGGTACAATGGCTTGTATGCATCCTGTTAGCATGGATATGCTTACCTTTTACATTGGACTTAACCCTTTCAAAATTCTTACTATGGATACTAACCCTATTGAGGTTCACGCGGAAATAAGAGAAGACACTCTCACAAGGACGGGAGTTACATGCGTAGGATCACTAACATGTAAGCCCAGTTTTTGTCCCCGTGGTAAGACGCGGAGGAGCGCCTTGGCGCGAATTGAGATACCTGAGTTGCCCCCCTTCCCGGATTGTGTTGATGAGGTCGCCCCTGCCACTTGTTGTGGACCAGTGGCAATGGCCGCCGTTGATTTCTCGCGAAAGGGAAGATACCAATCTTCTCCTATTATGGACAAAATTTTACAGACTAATCTTCTGACGAGTATATACTCCATACCATCCCTGCATGCCAAACCAATGCCGCATCCAGATAGTGTGGAGTTAAGCGATATAATTCTAGGTAAGCCTGGAGTCGTTCATGGGCTTAGTGATACCACTTCAATCGGTCCTCTTTTTAACAGAGACTTACACCCAGTGAAAGCCAACAAGAAGAGAGATTTGTGGAACACGGAGCATAGATATGTGAACCCGGAGTTTCTTGCTTTATGTGAGGAGCGAATCGCTAAGGCGAGCCAAGGGATTATCGTGCCGATGGTGGTAGAAGGTCAGTTCAAGGACGAAGTTAGGAATGTCGCTGCAAAACGAATCGAAGTAGATGGGATAACAGGGATCAAGCCACGGGAATTTTACGTTGCTGATCCGGTTGATTTAATAGAAACCAAGTCCTTGTTCTGGCCCTTATTGAAGCTGATGCATGATACCCCAATAGTGTCGCAGTGTGGGATTAACCCATGGTCAATAGAGTGGACAGTGTTAATGCAAGATGTGGAGCGTCGTCCCTACATGATGTATACTGATGTTAAAAGTTTCGATAAAACACTTAACGGTTACGCATTTCAGAACATGCTTGAAGAAGTTGTGATAATGATGTACGCTCAGTTTAATGATGAGTCTCTTAACAATAGAGTTAGAGTGCAGATTGCAAAGCTATTCGATTATTTCTATATCTGTCATGATCAGCTTTACACAATAGCAGGGAGTAACCCTTCAGGGAACATCCTTACTGTGTGGCTGAATGACAACGCTAACTACTTTTATCTAAAGGCAGCTTTTCTTTATCTTCAGCAATCGCATTTGAATGCTATGGATATGGACTTTGAG